TAGCAGCCTATCTGCAGATACTGACCGCATCAATGTTTGATTACTACAGCGCGGCAGTCCAGAAGGCTAACTTCTTTGTCAAGAAAGAAGTCATGGCGCCGGGCAAGATGCCCCGGGCCATCATCGACGTGCCTAAACACGAGGTGCTAAGCCTCCGGCCGTACGATAACCTCGTTGAGGAGTTCACCCGCTTGCACGCCAGCGTTAAAGGCGTGCCCGCGGCGGCTAGGGCCGATTGCTTGCAACGCGCCATGGGCGCGCTTGGGGCCGACCTCTACGCCGTCGCTATTGACGACACCGCGCGTGATTCGAACGTCAATCTAGAGAACAAGCGGGGCTACGTGGGTCTCCTTGGGTTACTTTGTCTGTGGGTCAACACCACGATTGTCGCTATATACACCCGTACCCGAGTTACGTACACGGCCACGGGCGTCCGCCTCACCGGACGCCTCATCAATTTGGCCTCAGGAGCGTCTTACACTTCGTCGCTCAACTGGTACGTTTCAATGTTCATGATGTGGTATATATGCACTGTCGCTGGCGTCGCCCGCACTGACCGAGTACTCATCGCGGAGGGCGACGATTCGCTCATCGTGGTGAGGAATACCCCGGCCAACCGCATGTCCCTAGCGGCCGTTGATCTTGATCAGATAGGCCGGAAACTGGGCAAACTGTTGAAACTGGAAGGAGTTGCTGAACTGAGCGCCGGGTGTGTCCCTTTCGTTGGGGGTTACCTGGGCGTCGTTGGCGGCGAGCCTGTCTTCACACCCTCCTACAAGCGAGGTTGGTTGAAGGCCGGTATCGTCGCCCAGTTCGGCACGGACGATTGGCCGTACCGTAAGATCTACGGGCTGTGCAGGGCGAAAGCCCAGTCGGTCCTAGACAAGTACGACCGCGTACCGGTCTATTGGGCGTATGCAAATGTGCTTGCCGGTATCTACGGCCTCCGCGCGCGCGCTTCCGAGCCTGATTCGAAGGCCCGCGAGATCTACGCGCGCGCCGGGGTCACGTATGACCGGCAGTACTACCTCGAAGCGGCGATCGAGGGAGGGTACGCCTCGCCCCGCGACTTCTAAAGCCCGCACCTGCGGGCTTGTCTTCCCGGCTCTCTACGAACCGGACAGAGTTCTAGTCGGTGAAACGCAATCCGACATGGGGCAAACCGTGAAGCGTAAGCTACGTGTTTTGCCCAAGCGGCCCAAGCCTAATCCGGCCGCGTCTGCCCGCAAGACTGTCATCCAGCGCCGCCGTGCGCCCTCCCGGTTTTCGTCGCTTGACGAGGCTGGTCGGGCCTACGCCCGCCTGCTCAATGACCCTTGCGCGGCCGACCTTGCCCCGCCCGTTTATATGGGCACGGGCGCTGGCTACCTGACCCGAACCGTCTCCGAGCTTTCCTTCTCGAGCGACTCTGGTTACGTCGGTCTAGTGCCCGGGTGCTGG